TCAGGGGTAGAGCACAACCTTGCCAAGGTTGGGGTCGAGGGTTCGAATCCCTTCGCCCGCTCCATCGTTACCATACATTGAAATTCCCCCCGGCTGGGGCGCGTCCGATCCGGTCGCCAGCGCCAGCATGGAATTCAGCTTGCCGGTGACTTCGATAGTCACCCCCTTCGCCTTGTCCGCTTTCGGGTGGACGTGGACGCTATTGATCAGCGCGCGAAGTTTCGGGATCGCTTCCAGACGGGCTTCAGGGTTTTCCGCCAGGGCGGCGTTCAGCTTGGCGACTTGCGCGCGATAGTCGGCGATCACGGACGGGTGAAGCGCGACGACGGGAAGCTGTTCGATCTGTTTCAGTTCCGCCGCCAGCGCGTCACGCTCGGCACGCGCCTTCCCCAGCACTTCCCGAATTTCGACGAATTCGTCCGCCCCGTCGGCGACCGCCAGCACAAGGCGTTCGACCTTGGCGACCGCTTCCGCGTGCCGCTTCTTCAGGCGTTCGCTTTCGCGGGACAGTTCCTTCGCCCGGCGGGCGTGTTCCAAGTGATATTCCCGGACGTAAATTTCGACCAGTTCCGGGTCCAGCATGTGATCCTGCAAGCCCTTCAGGACGCGTTCTTCCATGGAAGCCGTTTCCGTCGTCCGGTTATTGCTGCAAGCGGCTGGACCGCCTTCCCGGTGCCGGGAACAGCCCCAGCGTTCGCGCCCGATCACCGTCCACGCCCCGCCACAGACGCCGCAACGCACTATGCCGGAAAGCATGTGCTTCGGTCGCCGTGACCTTTCCGGCCGGCGCGCTTGGACCATCCCCAGAACGTCCTGAACGGACTGCCATAGCTGATCATCCACGATCCGAAGTTCCGGAACGTCTTCGATCAACCATTCGCTTTCCGGGTTCGCCCGGATCAGCGCCTTGCGCGTGCGCGGATCGACGATCTTGCGCGTCCGGTTGAAGATCAGCTTCCCGACATAGAGTTGGTTTTGCAGAATGCCGTTCTTGCGCTTGCGATCCCCGTAAATGGTCGATCCGCGCCAGAAACTGTTCCCCCCGGATCGGGGCTGGACGGCTGGCACGCCGTCGGCGTTCAACCGATCTGCGATCTGGCGCGGGCTGAAGCCCGCCGCGAATTCGCGGAAGATACGCCGGACGACTTCCGCCTGATCTTCGTCAACCTCTCGCAAGCCCCGGATCAGTTCGCCGTTCGCGTCAAGCCTGTTCGCCTTGCGATAGCCATAGGCGATCCCGGCGGCGAAGCGCTTTTGCGATATGGTCCCGCGCTGTCCGCGCTTCACCTTGGCGGCAAGGTCTTTTCGGAACTGGGCGTCCATCAAGCCCCGGAAGGTCGCGGTTATCTCCGTGACTTCCCCGTCGGACAGGGTGAACAGCCGCGCGCCCGCGAAGGTGAGGCGTTCGCGGATCGTGAAGGCGTCGCCCTGGTGACGGGCGATCCGGTCCGTCGCTTCCGCCAGCACCTGATCGACCCCGCCCGCTTCGACCCGCGCCAGCATGGCATTCAGGCCAGGGCGCGCGCCTTCGTCGATCCCGGCGGCGCCGCTGATCGCAAAGTCCGTGAAGACGTCCACGACGTCCCAGCCTTCGCGGTCCGCCCGTTCGCGGCAAAGCGCGACCTGATCTTCGATTGATCGGGCGTTCTGAAGGGTCGAACTGAAGCGGGCATAGATCACCGTCCGCATGGCGACGTCCCGTCAAGCGGCTGGACGCATGGGCGGCTGATCGGCGTTGCTTTCACCCTTGAATTCCTTCGACCGAAGGGCGGCAATATCGCGAGCTGCGTTCGCACGCGCAAGCGCCTTCACGAAGTCCGCCACGGACGGGTCCACGGGCCGCTTCGTCATGCCCGGAAGTCCCACGGCTGGGGCTGAAGACCGGCTTCCAAATAGAGAGGGTGCCGGGGGTGCCCTTCGTTCGTGAAGGCCAGAGCGTGAAGCCGGGTGCCTTCGCCGCCCAGCATGGCGCGGACGTCGGCTTCGCGGTTCTTGTGCGTGCCATGCGCGCCCCATGCCGCCACGTTCAGGGCGCTGTTCTGGACGGCAATCCGGATCGCCATGTCGTTCCCGTCGCCGACGGGATCGGTCGCGCGCTTCATTGCGGCGGGGTCCGTATCGCGCCAAGCAAACAGGTTCCAGACGACAAGCCCGCCCGCGCCGCCGTTCTTCGCCCGGTTACAGCAGCGGGTGACAGTCGGGTCCAGCTTCAGGTGATCGGCGGTCGAAGGGTTCAGCATCCCGAACGACCAGATCGGAAGGGACTGATCCCAAATGCGCCACAGCAGATAGCGATAACGCCAGCACGGGCTAAGGGCCGCACCGTCGCCCAGCTTCAGCCCCCGATCCACGCGGAAGCCGTCCGCCTTGTCAAGCGCAAGGAAGGCGCGAAGCGCGATATGTCCGGGAACGCTCACTGATCCGCCCCTTCCCGCTGAAGGTCTTCGATCCGCGCTTCAGTGGCTGGGCGGGCCTTCGGCACGATCAGCCAACCGGCGGCGTCCAGCGCCGGGATCAGGGCGTCGGCAAGGCAACCGGCGGTCCAGACGGGATTGCCGTTGGACAGGTCCGCCGCCGTGTCGGCGATCACTTCGCGGATCGCTTCCATGGCAGTCGCGTCCGGCTGGTCGCCCGCGTCCCAGTGGCGTTCCAGAATATCGGCGACCTTCGCCGCCACGGCGTCCGGGTCTTCCAGATAGCCAGCGACGATCAGCATGGGGAACCGAAGTCCAATAGACGTGCCCCCCTCTGTCTTTGTCGGCTGGCGCTGATAGTGGATCGCCACGCAACGCGCGTTCAGATCGTCGCGGTCAAGATTGCGAAGATAGGCGGTCGCGTCCACGGTAAAGCAGCGATGATCCGTCATTGCGTCGATCCCTGCGCTTCACTTTCAGGACGAGCTTCGCCCGCGCGGACCGCCGCGACGATCTTTTCACGCGACACGGTTCCGCGAAGGTTGCTGTTCAGCCAGTCGGCAACGTCCGCTTCGATCAGCGGAATGATGAACGCGACAAGCACGACGTCGCGGTGATCGAACAACCTTCCTTCGATCCGGTTCAGCAGTTCCGCCGCATACTGGCGGTCCGCCTGTTCACATTCGACCGTCATGCCGCCGCCCTTCCCGTGCCTTCGATCCCGATCTGTCCGGCTGGCACGAAGAACAGCGGCGCACCGTCCGGCGTGCGCGGGATCGTGACGTCCGCCAGAACTTCAATCGACTGTTGCCGGTAGCGCACGCGGCGAAGGTGCCCGCGTTCTTCCAGCGCATCGAGCAGCCGCGCGACGCTGGACATGCTTCCCAGCCCCAGCGCTTCGCGGATTTGATCGAATGTCGGGGAAACCCCGTCATGGGCTTCCAGATAGCCAGCGACGAAGCGCAAGGCGTCGTGCTGGCGGCTGGTGAGGGAATAGGGCGCGTTCATGCGGCCACCATCCGGGCCGCAAAGCGAACGGCGTGATAGATCGTCATGGCGAAGGTGCCGAACACGGCCACAGCGCATAGGGCGTCGCAAGCGACCATCAGCTTCGCGCAAAGGCGATCCAGTGCGTCCGTCGCTGCGGTCAGATCATCGGAAAAGTCAGTGCGCCGCATCGGCCATGCTCCCCGCCGGGACATTCCGGCTGGGCTACAAAATAGCCTAGACTATAGACGGGTCAATAGTGAAAATTATAATTTAGGCTATAGGCGGCGCTCTATCGCCTTGCCTGGCGCTGCAATTGCCTGCGGAAATCAAGCTGTTCCTGATCCATAGCGCGGTGTTTGTGCGGTTCCTGTCCCGCCCAGATCAGGGACACTTCGCACCCGTAAGTCGGGGCACCGGGCACGCCGCCGGAAATGCGGTGAACCTTCGCCTTCGGCTGGTTTCCGCCGTCCAGGATCGGGGACAGAACCGCCGCGTCGGCGCGCGCGATATAGCCAAGGCGGCGACCGGACGCGTCGTCCACGCGGATTGCGCTGGGATCGTATGGGTTCGCCGGTTCCCTCACAAGCGCGACGAAATCGCCGGGGCTGGCGTCCAGCAAGGCGGTTTGCGGGGAATAGCCGCTGGCGTCCTTGCTGGCTTCGCCCGCGAGTTCGAATATCTTCTTTCGGACCGGCGGCTTTTGCGCGGGCGGGGCGTTGCGCGGTGCCTTTACCCCTTCGGCTGGCGCGGGCTTGGGTTCCGGGCGAAACAGCCGCGATAACCAGTTCATATCCGCCGGCCGATCCAGATCACGCGCCCGACGACGTGCATTTCCCCGTCCACGGCGTCGATTGGCGACACGACGGGATTGTCCGACATGATCAGATAAGTCCCGCCCGGCGTGCGGCGGACCCGCTTTATCATCCCCAGATCGCCATAGCTGATTGCCCAAATGCGATCCTGTTGCCGAATGTCGCGCTGGGACGTGTCGATCAGCACCATGTCGTCGTTCATTAGCGTCGGCTGCATACTGTCGCCTTCGCCCCGCGCGACGAAGAGCTGGTCGAACCCGCCGCGCGAGACAGAACGAAGCCAGTCCCGGTCAAAGGTCCGGAAACCGACATGGTGATAGTCGTCGAAGACTGATCCGCCGCCCATGGAATAGCCAAGTTCGAGCTGGGGGATCAGCGCAAGATTGAGCTGTTCCGCCAGATCGTTCGCGGACGGCAGGGCCGGGGCGTTTTCCAGCGGATCGTCCGTGTCGCCGACAAGATAGGAAACCGTCGTCCCCAGCGCGCTGGCGATCAGGTGCAAATGCTTCGATCCGCGCCCCGGCTTCGTGATCAGGGCATGGATCGTCGGCTGGGACAGCCCGGTCTTCCGCGCCAACCATGTCGGCGTGATCCCGCTGTCCTTCCCGCCCATGGCGTCCAGACGTTCCTTGATCCGGTCCCCTATCGTCATGCGGGCACAATAATAGAAAATCTTATAACAATCTCTAAAGGAATATCTATTGACCTAAAAATAGACAAAGCTATACACGTGCCTATGGAAATCATGGAAAAGGCTCTCCGAGAGGCGATAGACATAGCGGGCGGACAAGCGGCGCTGTCGCGCGCCGTCGGCGTGTCCCAGCCTTCCGTCTGGTATTGGCTGAACAAGTCCAAGCGGGTCGCCGCCGAATTCGTGCTGAAGGTCGAAGCCGTCACACAGGTTCCCCGGCACGCGCTGCGCCCCGATCTTTATCCCGAAACCGGCAAGCCCGCTGCGGACGAAGCGGCTGGGGCAACCGGGCGCATGATCATTTGCGACGTCTGCGAACGGCGGGTGGACGGGGAAATCCCGAACGCCTGCACCTTCGTCGATTGCCCGCATTCCCAGCGCGCCGCGAACATGGGGATCGCCGCATGACGCGCGCCCCGATCCGCCGCGCGGCCACGGGCTTTGCCCGGCTGGTCGCCGCCGGGAACCTCTTTCCGGGGAAGGCGAACACGCCGCGCCCGGTTCTGCAATCCATCGCGGGGAACGGTTCGACGATCTGAACGGCAACCGGGCGACCGGCTGTTCAGCGTCATTTCCCCGCGATGGACCCGCACCCGCCCAGCGGCGGGGCTGTCCATAGGGAGACTATGAAATGAACGACAAAGTGAAGGCGTCGGAAACCACGCTGGATCAGCCGACAAAGGCGGCTGACGGCGGATATGTTCCCGGCGTGTGCAACACCATGGGCGAATTCGTCCGGTCGCTGGAAGACGGGCAGTTCGACGCCGATTGCTATGAGGCGATCAAGGAACTGTCCGCCGCCATGCACGAACACGCATGGAACAACGGCGGCAAGGCCAAGGGCAAAATGACGCTGACATTCGACTTCACCCAGGAAGGCGGCGTCACGGAAATCAAGGCGAACTTCAAGGTCGCCCAGCCCGAACCCCGCCGCCCGAAGTCAATCATGTGGGCCACGGAAGATCACCGCATGACGCGAACCCGCCCCGGACAGCAGCAATTGTTCGGCATTCGCGACGTGTCCGGCGCGTCCAGCGTCCGGGACGCCTGATCTTCGCACTTCCAACCTGAAGAAAGGAAATCGACATGGCCGATCTGGCTGAACTACGGGGAACCGCGGCTGAAGTCCGCGCGATCATCGAAGACTACAACGTCCCCGATCTGCAAACGCTGAAGGAACCGGGCACGGGCGTCGAAGCCCTCGCCCTGATCACGCCCACGGGCGCGAAGGCGGTTCCCAGCGAAGTCTTCGACGAATACCGCGTCGCGCCTTCGGCACGGCATGGCACCGCCGAACTGACGGCGATTGAAAGCCTGATCGACCATGTGAACAGGTTCAAGGACGCGGACAGCGCCTTGTTCGCGGTGGACGATAGGTCGAAGCCGTCGATCACGGCGGTTCTGGACTATCACCGCGCCGGGGCGGACGGCGATCCGCGTTATGGGCTTCACCGCTCCCTGTTCCAGTTCCCGCTTTCCGACGAATGGAAGGCGTGGATCAAGAGCGACGGCGAAGCCTTCACCATGGGCGAATTCGCCGCCTTCCTGGAAGACCGGATCATTGACGTTCTGGACCTGATCCCCGGCGAAGACAGCCTTCCGGAAGACATGCAACGCTTCGTCAACACCGTCGGCGGGTCGATTGCCAGCCCTTCCAAGCTGATCGAATTGTCGGTCGGGCTGAAGGTGAACGAACGGTCCGCCGTGAAGGAAGCGATCAACCTTTCGTCCGGCGAAGCCCAGGTCCAGTTCGTCGCGGAACATGTGGACGACGCGGGGCAACCGCTTCGCGTGCCGGGGCTGTTCCTGATCGGCATTCCCGTCTTCAATCAGGGGCCGATCTACCGGCTGGCGGCGCGGCTTCGCTACCGCAAGACTCCCGGCGGGCTGGTCTTCTTCTATCAGCTCTGGCGGGCGGACCGGACCTTCGATCACAGCTTCCGCGAAGCGTGCGAACGGGTCCGGGTCGAAACCGACTTGCCCTTGCTGTTCGGCAAGCCGGAATAGCCATGTCGGGCACGCGCGAACTTGGCCTGTTCACCGCGTCGGCAAAGCGCGGGCAACCGCGCGACGCGCGGGGCCGGGTCGTGCGTGTCCGGTATAGCCCGGAACGCCTGAAGATACTCGCCACGGCGCGCAAAATGCGGGAAGACATGGGCCTTCCGCCCAGCCCGTGGCTGTCACCCTATGGGGGTGACGAATGACCGCTCCCGGGGAAGCCGGGTTCCGCAACGGGGTTCTGGCACAGACGTTCGGCAATCAGATCGCCATGGAAGCCAGCATGAACGGAATTCTTCCGTTCGACGACTGGGTTTCGCGGAACACCATGAAAGCCCATGCCATGTTCGGCAATCAGGGCGTCCGTCCGGCTGCGATCTGGCTGGCGGCGCTTCACCCGCGCGCGCTGGACTATCTGGAACAAGCGCCCGTGCTGGCGCTGGCGGCGACCTTCGGCGGGAAGGCGTCCAAGCGATCCGAACGGGCCTATGTGGCGATGAACTTCAAGCCGCTGGTCGAACGGGGCGCGCGGCTGAAGGACGTCATGAAGGCGTTCCGCGTCGCCTATCCGCTGCGATCCATATCCGCGAAGGCGATCCGCCCCGGCGTCTGGGGCGTGCTTCAGGCGATCACGCGGCTGGTCGATCCTTCGACGATCAGCCAGTCCATTCCGGAAGCCCCCACGCGACACATGCACTGGCTGGGCGATCTGGACATTCTCTGGACCATCCTTCAGCGCCGCGCGCCCGACGAACAGTTGAACGCGCCGATCCTGCGCTGGGCAATGCTGGCGCTGTCCCGGCACGGGCGAACCCCTGATCCGGCGGAAGGGATGCAATCGAACCAGATCGCCGACTTCCTGATCTGCAACCGCGACCAGTGGAACGCCCGGTGGACATGGGAACGCATGATCCGGGAAGCCGCCGACTGGCATGAAGCCCTTGCGAACGCCCAGATCGACCGGATCAATGACGGCAAGTATGACACGGACGTCGCCTATCGCGGCTTTCCGACGGAAGTCACCCTGTCCGGGTTCGAATTCCACGCGCTGCGATCCCTTCGCGCGCTAGTCGTCGAAGGCAAGGCGATGCACCATTGCGTCGCCAGCTATTACCGCGACATTCAGTCGGGCCGCGCCCGGATTTATTTGATCCGCAAGGACGGCCGGCGCGTCGCCACGGCGGAATTCGCGGTCCTTCCCGGTCGCGCCCGCGCGGTCCAGATCAAGGGCGTCTGCAACGCCCGTCCGCCGAAGGACGTGATCGCCGCCGCCGACAAGTTCGCCGTTTGCGTCACGGAAGCGGGCACGAATAACCCGACGTCCCTTCGCGGACTTCCGGCGGCGACGCGCGAAGCGTTCACCGCCGCACGGGCACAAGGCGCGCGGCTATGACGAAGCGGGCGATCTTCCAGCCCGCCCGGCGCGGCGGCAAGAGCTGGGCGGCGGCGCTGGCTTCAGGCGATCAGGCCAAGCCTAAGAAGGCGGCACGCGCGCCGCGTCCGCGCCCTGATCCCAAGCCGATTGACGACATTGCGGACCTTCCGCCGGGACCGCGCGTGATCGTGCCCTTCCCGCCGGTCGAGCTGTCGCCGAACTGGCGCGGGCACTGGTCGAAGAAGTCCCCCGTGACGAAAGCCTATCGTCGCTTGTGCTGGGCGCTGGCGCTGCAAGCCGGGCTGAAGGTTCCCGCCTATGCGGCTGGCGGTGCCCAGATCGTCGTCCGGCTGGACTTCTTCCCGCCCACGCGAGCCAGTCGCGACGACGACAACATTCCAGCCAGTTTCAAGGCGGGGCGCGACGGGATCGCCGACGCCCTGAAGTGCGACGACGCCCGGTTCCGGACCGTGCCCGTCCTTCGCGCTGAACCGCGCTCTTGCGTCGTCGTGACGCTGGTCGATCCCGATCACGGGAAAGCGCCATGACGGCGGCGCTGATCTGTTCCGATTGCGGCGGCGCGCTGGCACCTTCGAAGCAACGCAAAGGCACGCGCTGCAAGAGCTGCACCGCGCGCGCCATGTCCCGCGACCCGGCAACGCGGGCAAAGATCAGCGCGGCCATGCGGAAGAACTGGTCCGATCCGGATCAGCGAGCCGCGCGCGTGGCGAGTATGACGGAAGCCAACCGCCGCCCGGACATGATCGAACATCGCCGGGCGCTGGGCAAGGCGCTGAACAATATCGGGCGCTTTGCCCGCCCGCTTCCCGCCGGGCACCCTTCGCGCGTCCAGGCGGGCCGGACACTTACCGAACGGCGGCTGGCATGGTGCCCGCCAGCCTACCGCCAGACTTACGCCCGATTGACGGAAATCGACGGCTTCCGGGCAAAGGAAGCGCGCGCAATCGTGGAAGGCCAGATCGCAGCCGATCTTGCGGCCATGCGGAAGGGACGTCTTTCGCCCAGCCAGTTCATGGCGGCGCGGGAAGCCGCGCGCTGGATCAAGGATCGCGCCGTCGTTCCCGCTAGTGAGAAGGCGGGCCGCTAATGCGCTATCTATCAGTCTGTTCCGGCATTGAAGCCGCGACGGTCGCTTGGCACCCGCTGGGCTGGACCCCGGCTGGCTTTGCCGAAATCGAACCCTTCCCCCGTGCTGTTCTGGAACAGCGTCACGGCGCGGTCGCCGTGGACTGGGATCACCGCTGGCAGGAAGGGCAGAACTTCGCCCCCCTGTTCGGCGACTTCACACAGATCGGACCCGAACATGTCGGACCAGTTGACCTTCTTGTCGGCGGAACCCCCTGTCAGTCGTTCAGCATCGCGGGAAAGCGTCTGGGACTGGACGATCCGCGCGGCAACCTCGCAATCGAGTTCCTGGCGCTGGCTAAACGAATTGGCGCCCGCTGGCTGGTCTGGGAGAATGTCCCCGGCGTCTATTCAAGCTGGTCCGGTGAACCGGACAATGAAGCGATTGCCGAATGGACAGAAACAGCAGACTTCGCCGAGTTCCTCAATCTCTTTCGGGAATGCGGGTATCGTGGAGCCTGGCGGACTATTGACGCTCAATTTGTGCGAGTGGACGGGTTCGGCAGGGCTGTCCCCCAGCGTCGGCGACGTTGCTTCCTTGTCGGACATTCTGGAAACGACGCCCGTGCCGTCACGGTATTATTCGACCCCGAAAGCCTGCGCGGGCTTGCTGAACCGCGCCGAACGGCGGGGCAAAGCGCTTCCGACACACTTGGAAGCGATCCTGAAGGGGATTGCGGCGCTGGAAGGCACGGGGGACCGGGAAGCGGCCTGATCAGCGGAACCGTGTCGTCGAAGTGGGCGAAGGGTTCCGGCGGGCCGTCGGGCGACGAATGCCAGAACCTTGTCGCCGTGCCCTTCGACACGACACAGATCACGTCCGCGTCGAACTTCAGCAATCCCCAGCCCGGCGATCCCTGTCACCCGCTGGCGGCTGGGGCGCACCCGCCGCATGTGGCGTTCGCCTTCCAGTCGCGGATTGCGCGCAACGGTCGCGGACAGCCTGAACCGATCTGTCCCGCCCTGAACGGCGCGGACGCGGGGGCGACTAGCGACATGCGCCCGCTGGCGGCGATCCCGGCGGTGAACGGCTGGACGGTCCGGAAACTGACGCCCCGCGAATGCGAACGGCTTCAGGGCTTCCCGGACGACTTCACGGCGATCCGCTGGCGCGGGAAGTGCGCGCCCGACGGGCCGCGATACAAGGCAATCGGGAACAGCATGGCGGTCAACGTCATGCGCTGGATCGGCGCACGGATCGCGCTGGTCGAACAGGCCGTCGAAGAAGCGGCTGGACGGGGGAAATCATGAAATGGCGCGATTGTGTGCCCCGGCCTGAAAAGACCGAGAGGCTAAACCCGACGCGTGAACAGCTTCGCGCGATGCAGCAAGAGAACAAGCGGTTTCCGGTGGATCGGCTTGTCGAAATTCCGCGCGCCGAATGGCCGCATCATCGCGACAATCTGATCCGGGCGCTACGGAACCGCGATTTTCTTGTTCAGGTGTTCGCGGAGCCGGGGGACGTAGTTCGCCTGTCAATCCAGCGTTGTGCTTTCGACCGGGCGTCGGGGCGATGGGTTGACGGGATCACCTGGGACGATCTTCAGCACCTTAAGACGCTGGCGGGCTACGGCGACCGCGTTGGGCTGGAAGTCTATCCGCCGGACAGGGACGTCGTGAATGTGGCGAACCTGCGCCACCTATGGCTTGTCCCGGACGTCCCCGCTTTCATGTGGCGGCGCGCATGAGCTGGGAAACCCAAAGCTGGGCGGCGAAGCAACGCCCCGGATCGGCGTCGGCGAAACTGGTCCTTCTGGGGCTGGCGTCGTGCGCCGACGCCAATCATTGCGCCTTCCCGTCGATCCAATGGCTTTGCGACTTCAGCGATCTGAACCGGAAGACCGTAATCGGCGCGCTTCAGCGGCTGGAAGACGGCATGTTTCCGCTGATCGAAGACACGGGTGAACGGCGCGGACGGACCGGACAGGTGAAGGTCTATCGGCTGGCAGCGGCGGAAGCCGGGGCGTCGAATGATCCCGCGTCGGAAACAGTCCCAAAAGCGGAACAGTTCCAAAAGCGGAACAGTTCCGTTTCTGGATCGAAACAGTCCCAAAATAGGGACACGGAACCTGTTTCTAACCTTCTTCCCCCCTTATCAGCTTACGCTGATAAGACCCCCGCCCCTGATTTTGACAATGGATCGGAAGGGGAAGAACCCGCCCCGGCTGGTCGCACCGGCAAGCGCGGGACAAGGGGATCACGGCTTCCGGACGACTGGTCGCCCCCGCCGGTCGCCGATCTGTCCCCCATGGCCGGGAAGCTGGTCCAGCAATGGCCGTCGGGTGCCTATGAGGCGGTTTGCGAGACGTTCCGGCTGCACTGGCAGACGGAGACGCGGGCAATCGGCTGCAAGCGCGACTGGAACGCGGCGCTGGCGAAATGGCTGATCAATGATCATTCGAAGATCATGCGCGACGCCAAGGCTGGCGTGAGTTTCGCGCACCTTGCCCTAGCGCGCCCGTCTAGCGGCAAGCCCGCCGCCCCGCTGTCCAAGCCGGTCGCCGCGAAGGCGCGCGAAGACGGACGATCCGGGGCGATCCACAAGGCGCTTCGCCGGGAACTGGGCGGCGCGCTTTATGACACATGGATCGCAAACGCGGCGCTGATCCACGATCCGCCCGGCGTTGTCGTCGTCGTCGGAAGTGAGTTCGCGCGCGCGTGGATCGAAGACCGCTTCCAATCGAAGATCATGGCGGCGTGCCGCGCCGTCCTTGGGTCCGGCGTCCGCTGGGTCCGCTTTCAAGTCGAAACCGCACACATGGAAGGAGCTGGGCGATAATGGGCAAGGCGAAAAAGAAGAACCGGGCACGGCGCACGGGCGGGGCGAATACGGCCGGCAACATGCACCCGGTCTTGAAGCAGGCGATCAGCAACGGCGCGCGGCTGGACCGGGGCAGCTATGAAGTCGCCGAAGTCCAGAACCCTTACGGCGAAGTGATCATCCGGGGGGAAATTCGGCGACACAAGGCTGTCCGCCGCGTGCCGCGCTTCGAAACCCTCTATCGGTCCAAGGTGATCGACCGGACCGTGTTCGCCTGTCTCGAATGGTATGCGGACCGGCTGGCAATGGCGCAATCCGGCCTGATCAAGTGCGGCCTGGACGTGTCCGGAAGCGGCGGCGGATCGGCGTTCCACCATATCCCGACGACGCAAGCGGCCATGGAAGCGCGGTCGGACGTGGATTGGGCGCGCGGCTTTATCCCTGACAATGATCTTCGCCAGGTCTTCGACGGCGTAATGGGCAGCATGGACGCCGAAGGCGACGACACGTTCGAAGCAATCGGCGCGGCGGTCTATCCGCACGTCTGCTCGGACCGGGCGAAGCGCAAGGCCAGTTCGGCGTTCAAGATCGCTGCGAACTACTTGCTGGCGGGGATCGGCGCGCGCGTCGTCGGGCTGGCGGACGCGGCTTGACAACGCACATGGAAGTGATACCTGTCAGTCATTGTTCAAAGTTGCGCCCGACGCCCTTGTCTTTCGACTGGGCTTCCGGGCGTTTCTTGTAAGTGCCCTTCGTGGCGAAGCGTCCCCCCAATTTGAAAACTGGCACCCCGTCCGGCAAGCGCCGGGGGTGGGCTGGCACCACGCGAGGAACGCGGAAACAGCGCGGCTATGGCTGGGCATGGGATCAGCTTCGCGCCCGCATCCTGAAGGGTGAACCTCTCTGTCGTTCATGTCGCAAGGCTGGGCGATCTGTCGTCGCCACGACGGTCGATCACATAGTCCCTAAGCACCGGGGCGGCACGGACGACGAAAGCAATCTGCAAAGCCTATGCGATCCCTGCCACAAGGCTAAGACGGCAAGGGAAGGGCGCAAGGCGCGGACCTGACTGCAAACGCGAACAGATCAAAGCGGGCGATCCCGCCCCAGATCGACCTTCGAACAATGGACTTCAACACGGCGCGCGCCGTCGGAGACACGGACCCCCAGGGGGGGCTTCCAATCTCTGGCAGCGCGCGCCTTCCGGACCGGCGCCCCAGTCAAAAATTTGCGCAGTCAGATAGAACTTTCGGGTTTCATTAAATTTTCCAGACGGGGGGTCCGCCGCCGGGCTTGGACAGGGCGACGATCATGACGGAATGGTGTTCCGGGCTGGTCGATCACCCGGCTTTCTATTCGCGCAACGGCGTCGCCTACATGGTCGCTTCGCACTGGCGGACTGATCTGAAGGCGGACCAGATCGAACACCTGAAGCGCGCGAAGGCGGCGGGCTGTTGCGCGACGTGCGACGTCGCGGCGGCTTCCGTCGAAGGCTTGCTTCGGAAGGTCTTCGGATCGCTTGACGGCGCGGTGATCACGTCGGTTCCGTGCGGACATTCACGCGTTCCCGACTGCTTGGGGAAGCGGCTGGCGCAAGCGGTCGCTTCAGCCATGGGCGTCGAGTTCGTCCAGGTCTGGGAAGACCGCTTCGTGTCGGGTGCCAGTCACCCGAAACAGTTTGCCAACCTTCCCCCGCTGCAATGGCGGGTGAAGCCAAAGGGACGCGTGATCGTCATTGACGACGTGGCGACGTCGGGCTGGCACTTGGAAGAAGCCCTGAACGCCCTTCGAAACGCCGGGCTGGAAGCCTTCGGCATTGCGTGGATAGGGGGACGCCGCCGTGTTGAAGACGACGAAGAAGTCCCCGCGCCCAGATCAATCTTCGGCGGCGGTCGCCGCTGGGGCCGATAGTCGGGGTCGCCATGAAGCGCGGACCTAAGCCCCAGACGGCTGTCACGAAGGCGAAGCGCGGAACACTTCGACCGGATCGGGACGGCGACGGTCCGGTCCAATTGATCACCGCTGGCGATCCGCCGATTGTGCCCAGCTACCTGTCGCCCGCCGCGCAAGAAATCTGGCTGGAAGAAATCAGCCGCGTCATGCTTGCCGGGGTGACGGAACGGGACAGTTCGCTGTTCGCGACATACTGTTCGACGGAAGCGCTGGTCCGCGCCGCCTTCATTGCTGGCGAACCGCCGCCGGCCGCGTATCTCACGGAGCTTCGCCGAATGCGCGAGTTGCTGGGCATTGCGGGGCCGCGCGTCCGTCAGGGGGCGAAGAATGGCGTCACGCAAACCGAAAACCCGTTCGCGCGCAACGGTCGCAAGGTTTGAAAGCGAGTTCGTCCAGATCGCCTTCGACTATGCGTCGGGCGCTGTCGCGGACCGGAAGCGGAAGGAACATTGCGAGTTCGTCCGCCTGGCGGCGAAGCGGTTCCTGTCCGATCTGAAGCGCGCGCGGCGGCGGGACTGCGAGTTCTATTTCAGCGAATGGCACGGGCACGACGTTTGCGACTTCATTGAAAAGTTGCCGCACGTTCAAGGGTCGTGGGACACGCCGACGCTTTCGCTGGAACCGGCGCAAGTCTTCATTCTGGTGAATGTCTTCGCCTTCCGTCGCAAGTCGGATGATCGGCGGCGCTTCACCCGCGCCTATATCGAAGTCGCCCGCAAGAACGCGAAGTCCACGTTGACGGCGGGGATCGTCCTTTATTGCCTCACATGCGAAGGCGAGCTGGGGCCGGACATTGTTGTCGGCGCGACAACCGGCGCCCAGGCTGACAAGGTGTTCAAGCCCGCGAAGCAAATGGTGGACCGGACGTCCGCGCTTCGCGACGCCTTCGCCCTGAAGGCTTGGGCGCGGTCGATCACATGCGGTGACAATGGCGGATCGGTTCAGCCGATCAATTCCAAGTCGTCCACGCAAGACGGGTGGAACCCCTATGTCGGGGTCCTGGACGAACTTCACGCGCACAAGGATCGCGGGCTGTTCGACGTGATCCGGTCCGCCTTCGGTGCCCGGAAACAGCCGCTTATGTGGATGATCACCACGGCGGGCTATAACGTCCGGGGCGTCTGCTATGAACAGCGGACCTTGCTGGCGAAGATACTGAACGGCGCGGTCGAAGCCGATCACTATTTCGGGATCATCTTCACAATCGACCAGGGCGACGATCCGTTCGACGAAGCGAACTGGCGCAAGGCGAACCCCTTGCTGGGCGCGGCGGTCGATCTTTCGGAGTTCCGGGGCTACGCAATCGAAGCGAAGGCCAGCCCTGAAAGCCTTGGCGAATTCCTGACGAAGCGCCTGAACGTCTGGCTGAACGCCGCCAGCGCCTGGCTTTCGGTCGATCAGTGGAAGAAGGCGACGATTGACGGCCTGGGCTGGGACGACTTCCACGGGCTGGAATGCACCGTCGGCGCGGACCTTGCGGACAAGGACGACATAACCGCCGTCGTGCTGATCGGACAGACGGAAGACGGCAAGATTGTCGTCAAGCCGAAGTTCTTCATTCCGGCGGCGGCGCTGATCCGGGAAACCCAAAGCGACACGGGTCAATCGACCTATGGCGTCTGGGCCGGGCACAATGGCGGACCGCCGCTGGACCCTGACGAGCTGGAAGGCTTGCCGCCGCTGTTCGATCTGGACGGCGACGGGAAGCCGATCTGGGACAAGCCGCTGAAGGAATTGCCGCCGGAATGGCAGGGCGACTTGCTCACCACGCCCGGCGATTTTGTCGATCACAACACCGTCGAAATGTTCATTCGCTGGCTGGTCGCAACCCAGTCCGTCCGGAAGATCACCTTCGACCAGTTCGCCGCCGCCCAGCAAATGGCGTCGCGGCTGAACGAAGACCTGGGATCGCCGGACGATCCAATTGCCGCCGTGCTGCATAAGTCGGCCGCGAACGTCACGAACCCGGCGAAGGAACTGGAAGCCCGCGTTCGGGCGAAAGACCCGGCGAAGCACATCGGACACGACGGCAATCCCGTCATGACCTGGATGGTTTCGAACGCGGTAGTCACGCGGCACGTCAACGGGACGATCATTCCGAAGAAGGAAAGCCCGGAAAGCGCCAACAAGATCGACGGGGTGGACGCCATGATCAACGCAATTGCGCCGATTGTCATGGTCGAACCGGACGCCGGTCCCGGAACCCTCGAATACACGGGGCTATAATGGACATTCGGTCGATCTTCACCCGCTGGCTGGAACCGCTGGGCGCTGGCGAAACCGCGCCCAGCGCGCCTTCAGCTTCCAGCGAACTGACCGATCCGGACAGTGACACGTTCTGGATCATGACGGGGACGAAGGGCGGAAGCCGCGTGTCCGTGACGGAGCGTTCGGCTATGACGCTTCCAGCGGTCCTTCACGCGCTGGAAATCCTGACGGGCGTCTTCGCCATGACGCCCATGATCTACTATCGCCGCGAAGCTGACGGGAAGACGCGCGCCGACAATTCGCACCTGTTCACCCTGTTCCATGATCGCCCGAACGACGCCCAGTCGATCTTCCTGTTCAAAGAAGTCTTGCTGGGCGACATGCTTATGGCGGGCGGCTTCGCGAACTTCGTCCACCGCGACGGCATGTTCCGCCCGAAGTCGCTGTCTCGCCTGAACCCGCGCGCTGTTCAGCCCGCCCAGTTCTGGGACCGGACCGACGGGCTGGAACTGTTCTATGACGCCCAGCTTCCCGACGGATCGTCGGGACGCTTCAGCCGGACCGACATTTGGCACGTCCCCGGCTTCAGCCGCGACGGCTTGCTGGGGGTGAACCGGGTCAAGTTGCTGGACGACATGCTGGGATCGGCGGTCGCCGCCGGGGAGTATGCCCGGCATTTCTGGGAGAACAACGCCCAGCCCGCGACGCTGTTGAAAGCGAAGGGCAAGGTCAATCCGGAAGACAAGGCGAAGATCAAGTTTGACTGGAAGCGCATGTTCAGCGGTGCCCGGAAGGCGGGCGAAGTTGCGGTTCTGGATCAGGAAATGGACGCGACGACGCTAGGCGCGACGAACCGGGACAGCCAGTTCGTCGAAGTCCGGGCGTTCAATGTCGTCGAAGTGGCGCGGGCCTTCGGCGTCCCGCCGCACTTGCTCTATGAACTTTCTCGCGCGACCTTTTCAAACATTGAACAGCAGTCGCTGGAATTCATCATGTATTCCATGATGCCGCACTATGAACGGGTCGCCAGCGCGGCGACGCACTACTTCGCGGAACCGGGGCACTTCTTCGAATTCTTGCCGGACGCCTTGCTGAAGGGCGACGTGAAGACCCGCTGGGAAGCCTACAAGGCGGCACGCGAAAGCGGCGCGATGAACGCGGACGAAATCCGCCGCCGCGAAAACTTGCAGCCGATAGGGGGCAAGGCGGGCGAAGAATACTGGCGCCCGGCGAACATGGCCGTGTCCGGCGAACCCAATCCGACTTCCGCGCCGCCGCAACCGTAAGGGGCAATCACATGAACAACCGGGTTCTGGCTGCGATCCGTTCGCAGCCCTGGGCGATTTTGCCCGAATACATGGACGCAATCGAAGCAATTGCTTCGCGCGCCTTCGACAATCCCGCCGTGATCGGCGTCGAGCTGGACGGGCACGCGGACCGCATGGCGGAAGCGATTGCGGAAATGGGCGCACCCTTCCCCGGCGCGCGGTCCGCTGCGATCCGTGACGGCGTTGCCAGCCTTCCGCTGTTCGGTCCGATCTTCCCCCGCGCCAACATGATGACGGAAATGTCGGGCGCGTCTTCGCTGGCAACCCTTGCCGCCGACTTCCGCAAGGTCGAAGCCAGCCCTGAAGTCCGGAACATTCTGATCGTGGCGGACAGCCCCGGCGGGGTGATCACGGACGTCCGCGCGTTCGCGGCGCTGGTCGCCGGTTCGTCGAAGCCGGTGACGGTCTTCGCGTCGGGGCTTTGCTGTTCCGCCGCCTATCACATTTGCAGCCAGGCGACCGAAATTGTCGCGGACCCGTTCGCGCTGATCGGGTCGATTGGCGTGATGATGTCCGGAAGCGTTCAGGAAGCGCCGGACAGCAATGGTGCCCGCGCTGTCCACGTCGTCAGTTCCAACGCGCCCGACAAGCGCGTGGACCTGTCCACGGACGAAGGACAGGCGAAGGTTCGCGAAATGATCGACGGGATCGAAGAAGTGTTCCTGTCCGACGTCGCGCGCGGCCGGAAGGTGCCCGTTTCCACAGTGAAGCGGGACTTCGGTCGCGGCGGAACGAAGTCTGCACGGCAGGCCAAGGAAGCCGGAATGATCGACCGTGTTGAGGCTGGCGGCCTCGCAGCGGTCCTTCAGCGGCTTGCGCGGCCTTCCCGTTCAGCAACGCCAAGGCGGGCCGCTGCGGCGCTTTCCCTCGAAGTTGCGCAAATGCGCGCCGCTTCATTCACCACAGGAGACTGAACTATGCTGCGCATTGCTGCATTGAAGCAAAAGCTGGCGGCCGTCCTTGCCGATATGGACGCCGTGATCGAAGCCGCGACGGACGCCGAAACCGGCGATCCGCGTGATCTTTCGGCGGAAGAACAGACGTCGTTCGACGAACTGAAGGCGCGTGCCGGTGCCCTTCAGGCGTCGATCCGTCGCGAAGAAGAAATGCTGGCGCTGAAGGCGTCGGCGGCTTCGCCCGTGATCCTTCCCGGCGGCACGCCCGGCGCGGGCGGCGGCGGGGTGACTTTCCCCGCCCAGGTCCGCGAACCGACGAAGCCGGGGATCATGATGGCGCGGATCGCCCAAGCGTTCGCCATTGGCGGCGGGGATCAGCGCGCCATGGCAAGCGCCGCCGAACAGCTTTACGGTTCGGAGATGGGGCAGATCGTCGCGAACATGGAGCAGGCGACGAACACGAAGGGCGGGTTCTTGGTGGACACCGCCTATTCGTCGGACTTCATTGACATTCTGCGCCCCCGTGTCGTCATGCGCCAGATGGGGGCACGCACGATCCCGATGCCCGACGGCAACCTGACGACGCGCCGGAAGACCGCCGGGACGAACGCCAGCTACGTCGGCGAACGTGTCCCGGCACCCAAGACGGAAGCGACCGTCGGACAGATCACCATGTCCGCGAAGCGCCTGACGGCGCTGGTCCCGATCACCAATCAGCTCATTCGCCGGGCGTCCCTGAACGTCCAGATGATGATCAGGGACGATCTGGTCGAAGGCGTGTCGCGCCGTGAAGATCAGCAGTTTCTTCGCGGGGTCGGATCGGCAACCGCGCCGACGGGCCTTCGCAACCTGATCGCCGCCGGGAACGTGATCGCCGCGAACGCGACCGTGAACCTGGTCAACGTCACGAATGATCTGGGCAAGCTGCGGCTGGCGGTGCTGAACGCCAACATTCCCATGACCCAGTGCGGCTATATCATGTCGCCCCGGACGTTGCTGTTCCTGGAAAACCTCCGCGACGGCAACGGGAACAAGGCGTTCCCGGAAGTCGCCGAAGGGCGGCTGGGGATTTACCCGATTGGCGTCACCACGTCGGTCCCGGACAACCTCGGCGCGGGCACCAATCAGTCGGAAATCTACTTCGGCGACTTCGCCCAGTTCATGATCGGCGACACGGAACAGATCGCAATCGCGGCTTCCGACGTTGCCGCCTATGACGACGGCGGGACGATGCGCGCGGCGTTCAGCAATGACGAAACTGTCGTCCGTCTGATCGCCGAACACGACACCCAGGTCCGCTATGACACCGCCTTCGCGGTTCTGACCGGCGTCACCTGGGCCATGTGATCCGACACTGGCGGGACTGGGGCATAATCGCTTCAGCCCCGCCACTGGTTTAAATCCGATCCAAGGGGAAATCCCATGAAAGCAGTCAAGTTTCTCATGCCGTTCATTGTCGGCGCGCTTTACAATGAAGGCGAAGTCGCGGGCTTCGAAGACGCCGTTGCGGACGATCTGATCGAACGCAAGATCGCCGAACCTGTGAAGGCGGCGAAGGCGAAGACGGACGAACCTGTCGATCCCGCCACGCTGGACGACGCCGCGCTGGACAAGCTGATCGCCGCCGAAAAGGTGAAGGTCGTCGACGGGGCGGATCGTGCCGCGAAGATCGAAGCGGTTCTGGCGGCGCGCAAGAAGTAACGCCGCCCAATCTCTCCCTGAACTAGCGGTCGCCTTGCCCGTTCGCGGGTCTGGCGGCTGCGCCTTTTCGGAAGGCGCGACATGACAATAACAACCCGCGACCAGATCATTTCCGCGCTGGCGAACAATGCAAGCCGGATCGTTCTGGACAAGGCGAACATCGCCGCGCAAGTCGCCGGGCAATATGCTTCCATGTGGCGCGCAACCGGAACGCCGGGACAGGGTGCCATTCCCGGCGCGGCGGAAGTCTGCACAAAGGCAATGACGGGGGCTATCCCCTTTGCCAATCAGACGTCGCCCAATCAAAGCCTACTGGCCTGGCTCTGGGCGGTATGCAGCAACAACGCCCAAGCGCTCGAAATCCATGATCGGCTTGCGCACATGGGCGGACTGAACCTTTCCGTGACGACGCCGCAAACCGTCGGCGTGGACGTTCAGACGCTTGGCGTAGCAGCGGCGCGGATCGGCGCGGCAAACTTCACTGATCTTCAATGGTGGTATGAAGTCTATACGGCGGGCGGCGCTACGGCTTCGAACGCGACGTTCAATGTCACTTTCGACGACGGATCGACCGGAAACCTGAACCTGTTGCCCGTTGGCGGGACGCTGGCGGCAAGCCGCCTGTTTTCGCTGGACGCGTTGCGCACCGCTGGACAGCAGGGGCGCACGATCCGGGGCGTCAATTCCGTCACCTTATCGGCTTCGACCGGCGCGGCTGGAAGCGCGGGGATCACCGTCACCCGTCCGCGCACGACGCTTCCCATGCCTCTGGCGAACTTTTCGAACGTAGCGGACTGGGCACAGCTCGGATTGCCCGACATTCCGAACGACGCCTGTCTGTTCCCGATCATCCTTCCCAGCACCACGTCCACCGGCACGCTTCGCGGGGGCGGGAAGATCGTCCACGGCTAGAGAGGTGAAACACCATGCCCCAGATTGACAACTTCAACGGAACGGCTGGCGATATTCTGACCGCGCCCGCCATCAATCTTTACCCGATCATCCCGGACGACACGAACCCGCTGCCCGTGGTGCCCCGCTACATCTGGGTTGGGACCGCCGGGGACGTCGTGCTGCGCGGGCTGGGATCGGACGGGGACGTGGTGCTGAAGAACTGCCCGGCGGGCGGTTACATCTACGCCCGGTGCTCGCACGTCCGGGCCACCGGAACGACCGCCGCCCACCTTGTCGCCTGCGCATGACGCGCGCCCTATCGACCATTCAGCGAAGGTTTGACTATGCCCCAGATCGACAACTTCAACGGCGTTGCCGGTGACTTTCTGATCGCGTCTTCCATCAACCCCTATGCGATTGTGCCGCACGACACGGACCCGCTGCCCGTGGTGCCCAAGGCCATCTACATAGGAACCGGCGGAGATGTCACCCTTCGCGGGATCGGCGCCGACGCGGACGTGACGCTGAAGAACCTGGTCAGCGGTCAGGAAATCTGCATCCGCGCATCGCACGTTCGGGCGACCGGCACGACGGCGGGCGATCTGGTCGCCCTCGCCTGACTATGCCGCCGACGCCCGCCGACGAAGCCAAGGCGCGCAAGTTGGCGAATTATGACAGGCAGATCGAACAGCTAGAACGCAAGCTGGACAAGATCGTCGAACACCGCCGGAATTTCATCGCCGACTGGCGCGGGCTGGGCGCGTCGGTCAATCTTCCCGACAAGTTCGATCCGCTGCGCGCCGTCGAAGACTGGCTGATCAAATACGGCGTGTCCCCTGCCGAGTTCGGGCGGACATATTTCAACGATCCGCGCTTCGTGTTCGATCTGCGCAAGGGGCGAAAGCTAAGGGAACTGAACCTTCGAAGGGTTCGGCATATCACCTGCAAGCCCCCAAGGAAGGCGTGAACATGGCAGACAGGCTTTCCGCCACGATAGGGCAAGGGTCCGCGCGACTGCCCCAGAACTTCACCCTGTCCGCCGGGGCGGGCCTGATCCTGAAGGTGACAGTCTTCGACGACGCCGGGAACCCGGTTCCGCTTGCCGGAACCCAGTCCGTGATCTGGACGCTGGCGCGGACCCCGCGAAGCGCGACGGTTCTGACGAAGGCGCTGGGCGACGGGGTGACGGTCGCCACGGCGGACGCTGGACTGGGCGGCGCGAATTGCGGACGGCTGGACGTCCGGATCGACGCGGCGGATAGCCTGGAGCTAGACGGCGAGTATTTCCACGACTGCCGCCTGATCGACGCCGCCGGGGACGCGTCCCGCATTTTCTACGGTCGCGGGTTCATCGCGCCCGGATTGTCCTGACAGGGGGAAGCGCCATGCGGCAAGGGACCATTGTCACGGTCAAGCCCGACGGGCACCCGCTTTCCGTGTTCGAAGCCAAGCGCCAGCTTCGGATCGAACCGGAAGACACGGATCAGGACGATCATGTCGCCGACTTGTGCGCCGCCGCCCATCGCAAGATCGAACGCGAACTGGGCTATCCGATCCTTCTTCAGACGAGGGAAACGCACCTGTCGCACTTCCCGCGCGGGCCGATCTGGCTGGGCGGCGGGGACAGCCCTTCGGTCCTGTCGATCCTTTATCGCGACACGGCGAACGCGGTCCAGACGCTGGACCCCGCGAAGTATGCCGTGGACGCCGTGTCGCGCGTCGCCCAAGTCTATCCCGCCCCTTCGACGACATGGCCGTCCACGGTGAACACGCCCAGCGCCGTCGTCGTCCAATGGCGCGCGGGCTGGGAAAAGCCTTCGGACGTGCCGGAAGACCTGATCCACGCAATGAAGTTGCTTGTCGGGCACTGGGACCAGAACCGCGAAGCCGTCGTCGTCGGGACCATTTCGTCGGAAGTGCAAATGGCGCTGGACGACTTGCTGTTCCAGTTCCGCCTTCCGTTCGTCGCCTGAAGGGAACCGCCATGAACAGCATTTCCCTTCGGATCGGCGAAGCAATCGCGGGCCTAATCCTTAACGGCGTCGGGCCGGACGACTTGCTGGCGCGGTCCGGGGATGCCGGTTCGTGTTGCACGAAGGCGGACGAACTGCCGATCCAGTTCCCGTTCGGTCAAGCCGGGCTGGGGCACGACTTGGAAATCACCTTCCCCATGCCATGCGCGGGCTTCCCTGAAGCCGCCCGGCTGTCCGAAGTGATCCGCGCGCGGCTGGACAGCCGGATCGAAGAAGACGCAATCGCGGTTCCGGGACACCTGATCATGGAAGCGGCGATCACGTCGCAAGCGGTCCACCTGGACCGAGTTCGCCAGATCGCCTTCCTTCGCTACCGCGTCGCGGCAAAGACGATCCTGGAACAGTAAATGCGGCTGGGACGGCTGAACAAGCGGATCATGATCCGCCGGGCTTCTGCGCCCACGCGGAACGCCATGAACGAACCCGTCGAAGTCTGGGCGGACTTCGGATCGTTCATGGCTGAACAGGTCCAGCAACGTCCGACGGAAAGTTGGAAGGGCGGGCAAACCGCCGCCCAAGTCGAACGCGTCTGGCGGGTGCGCTGGACCGCCCGGACCGCCAGCATTTCGCCCAGCGACCGCCTTGTCTGCGATGGCCGGGAATTTCAGATCATCGGCGTCACGGAAATCGGCCGGCGCGTCGGGATCGAAATTGTCGGGATCGCCTATTCCGAAGAAGGACTGAACGCATGAAGGTCAAGACGCTGATCCCGCACATGAACGGCTATGGCGACAAGTTCGAAAAGGCGAAGGGTGATGAATATGACGTCCCCGATGTCCACGCCGGACCGCTGATCGCCGCTGGTCTGGTTGAAGACCCTGAAGCGCGCCCGCCTCGCCCGGCGCGTCGCCGGTCGAAGAAGCCCGCGTCCCCGCCGCCGGTCGATCCGCCGTCGTCGGATCAGGCTGAAGCGCCCGCTGGCGGCAATGACGGGGCGGGTTAAGATCGAAGGGCTGCGCGAACTGGAAGACGCGCTTGCCAAACTGCCAAAGGCCACGGGGAAGAACGTCCTGAAGCGGGTGCTGCTAAAGGCGGCGGAACCGATAGAGGCGGACGCCGCCGCCGCCGCGCCGGAAATGTCCGGTCGCCTTCGACGCGACGTAACCACAGGGACGCGCTTGACGCGTCGCCAAGCCGCCATGAACCGCAAGCTGGGCAAGTCCGAAGTCGAAGTTCATGTCGGCGTGAAAGACCCGGCGGGCGTCCAGAACGAATTCGGGAACGAGCATCAGCGCGCCCAGCCCTTCATTCGCCCCGCTTGGGACGCAAACAAGGAAGGCGCGCTGGAAACGATCAGTTCGGAACTGGGCACTGAAATCGAGAAAGCGGCGGCGCGCGTAGCACGACGGGCGGCGAAGCGTGCGCGCAACTGATCCGGGGGCGACATGGAAGACGCATTGACCGCCCGCTTGCTGGCGACCCCGGCGCTGTCCGCGCTTGTCGGCAACCGGATCACCTGGGGCGAACGGGTGAAAAAGGAACCCTTGCCCGCAATTACCATGCTGGGCGTGTCGCCGGGCCGGAACTACGTCCACGGCGGCGCTGATCCGACGGGCAACCCGCGCATTCAGTTCGATTGCTATGGCGCGAACAGCGCCCAAGCCAAGGCGGTCGCGGACGCGCTGATCGCCACGCTGGAAACCCGCGCGACCGTCGGCGGGATCGCCTTCAGCGTCGCCTTGCTGGACGCCGAACGTGGTCCGCTGATTGAAGACGTCGGCGGGGGACTGAAGGTCCACCGCTACAGTCTGGACTTCATTGTCTGGTTTTCACCCGCCGCCTGAAAATCAGTTCGCTTCCCGGCGGCATTCAACAAAGGAGACTGAACTATGGCCGGAAAGCATGGCTTCGGCGCGAAGTTCTTCATCGGCAATCCGACAACGCTTCTGGAAATTTCGGACGTCATGTCCGTGACGCCCCCCAGCCCGACGGTCGAGACAATCGACACGACGGTTCACGGTTCGGCTGGCGGCGTCCGCGAATTCATCGCCGGGCTGATCGAAGCGGGCGAAGGGTCGATCCGCGTCAACTGGCTTCCCGGAAGCGCATCCGACACGGCTTTGACCGGCGCGTTGCTCTCGCGTTCGGTGCGACCGTGGAAGATCAATGTTCCCGCCGCAACCGCTTCGCGGGACTTCACCGGCAATTGCGTCGTCACGGGTTACGAAAAGGACGACGTGGTGATCGACGACAAGATGACGGCGGTTCTCACCTTCAAGGTTTCGGGCCAGATCACTGAGGCGGCCGGCACATGATGCGGCAAAGCGACGGCGTGACCTTCGAAGCCGCTGGCAAGTCGTGGACCGTCCGGCTGGACGCCCGCGCGTGGATCGAAGTCGAAGACGCAACCGGGCTGGGCCTGAACGACGCCGCCCAGGCGATCATGAACAAGGGGTCTTTCAAGACCGTCTGCATGTGCATGATGGCCGGGCTTCGTCACCAGGACGCCGGGATCACCTTTGACACGGTACTGAACCTTGCCAGTGAAATCGGTAACGAACGCTTGCTGACTATCGTCGGCGAAGCGCTTGCGGCCTCATTCCCGTCGGCGAAGTCGAAACTGGGAAACGCGCTGAAGGACCAGATCGCCACGGCGACGGATCAGGCGGCTGGGACTGGTATCAGCTCCTAAGCCTATGGGCTGAAGCCGGGTTCGATCCGGACAGTTTCTGGCGGCAAACTCCCCGCACGCTGGACGCTATCCTTTCGGGATACGTCCAGCGGCGGAAGATCGAACACGAACAGGCGCTGTCTGTCGCGTGGCACGTCGAAGCCTTCGCCCGAATGAAGAAGCTGCCCACGCTGGAAAAGGTGCTCGGGCGGACGGAAGCCCGCGTCCCCGCTTCGCAGTCCAATGACGAAATTCTGGCGGCAATGCGTGCGTGGGCGGCGATCAGCCAGCAAACCGCACATGATCCGGGAACCGGAGAGGGGACGACATGAGTGGATCACTGATCGGCGCGCTTCGCGTCACGCTCGGCATTGATACCGCCGCCTTCGAACAGGGGCTAGGCGCTGCGCAAAAGAAGCTGAACACGGCTGGCGCGACCATGCAAGCCTTCGGTTCGCGACTGACCGGGATCGGGCAAACCATGTCCGTCGCCGTCACCGCGCCGCTGGTCGCGTTCGGCGTGTCGGCAGTCCAAGCCGCAAACGAAAGCGCCGCCGCCCTGGCGCAAGTCAACGCCGCACTGGACAGCATGGGGCCGGTCGCCGGGAAGACCAGTGAACAGCTTCAGAAAGCGGCTGAAGACCTTCAGCACCTGTCCACGTTCGACGACGACGACATTCTGAAGTCCGTCACCGCGAACATGCTGACGTTCGGCAATATCAGCGGGGAAGCGTTCGACCGCGCCCAGCTTGCCGTCGTGAACTTGTCCGCCCGCATGGGCACGGATTTGCAGTCGGCGACATTGATGATCGGCAAGGCGCTGAACGATCCGGTCAAGGGTCTGGCGGCGCTGGGGCGCGCGGGCATTCAGTTCACCGCCGATCAGAAAGCCTTGATCAAGAGCCTGGTCGAAGGCGGCGACGCGGCTGGCGCGCAAGCGATCATGCTGACGGAACTGGAACGCCAGTTCGGCGGCGCTGCCAAGGCGGCACGCGACGCCGCGCCGGGGTCCGATACGGTTGACGCCTGGCGCGAGTTTCAGGAAACCGTCGGGGCGATCATTGTTCAGGTTCTTCCGCCCCTCACGGATATTCTGACGGGCGTCCTTGACAGCTTCAACAATCTGTCCCCCGCCACACAAGGCTTCGTTGTCGGCTTCGCCGCTGTCGCGGCGGCCGCCGGTCCCGTTCTGATGATCGTCGGAAGCCTTGTGTCCGCCGCCGGTTCGCTGACAATCGCCTTCGCCCCCGCGATTGCAGCGGCCGGCGGCGTCGGGGCCGCGCTTGGCGCCGCCGCCCTTGCCGCCGCGCCGTTCGTCGCGGCTGGCGTTGCTGTTGCCGCCGCATGGTATGCCTTCGGCGACAAGATCGGTCCGGTTCTGGAAGCCCTGAAGACGAAGTTCCAGGAAGTGCTGGGACCGAAACTTCAGTCCCTTTTCAACACCGTGAAGACGACACTGACGGACCTTTGGAACGGTCCGTTCGGCGAAGCGATCCGCGTGGTGATCGACGTTCTGGGCGACTTCGGTGCGGCCTATACGTCGGTTCTGGGGGAAGTCCTTCTTCGCATCCTGTCGGCGCTTGTGACGGCGGTCGAAAACAGCTTCCGGATCATCGGAGACGTGTTCCGGGTGATCGGTGCCTTGCTTCGCGGCGACTTCGCCGGGGCATGGAATGCGGTCAAGGAACTGGTTTCGAATGTCGTGAACGGCTGGATCGCCGTCCTGAACAGCCTTGCTCCTGAAGCGGTCGCAGCGATCCGCGCGCTGGTCGCCGGGGTTCAGGAATGGATCGGTCGCCGCCTGACGGCGGTCTGGGACAAGGCCAAGGAAGTCATTCAGTCGCTAGGCGACAAGTTCAAATGGCTTTGGGACGTAGTGGTGGGAAACAGCTATGTCCCCGATCTGTTCGACGGCATTCAGCGCGAAGCACGCCGCTTCATGCCGGAATTCGTCACCCCGCTTATGTCGGGGATCGACGCGGTTGCCGGTTCCTTCGCAGGGCTGGACTTCACCATGCCGCCCTTGTCCGTGCCTGACTTCCAACCGCCCGCCAATGACAACCCAGGCCAAGACGAAAGCGGCGTTCTACTTCCGGGCAATGATCCCGCGTCCGACATGCGCGAAGCCTTCCGACGGTCTTTCAGCGACGGGATCAAAGCGGCGCTGGACGGCGATCTGAAGGGCTTCTTCCAGAGCTGGTTCGAAGGCGCGGGCAACCGGGCAATGGAAAACATCCTGAACGCGGCGTCGGACGCCCTGTTCGACTTGCTCACGAAGGTTCTGGGCGGGGCCGGGGGCGCTGGAAGCGGCGATCTGGGAAGCGTCTTCACGTCGGTCTTTTCGTCGATCTTTGGACGCGCCAGTGGCGGACCCGTGCTGGCGAACAAGCCCTATATCGTCGGCGAAAAGCGCCCGGAACTGTTCGTCCCCAGCACGTCCGGACGGATCGTCCCGAACATGAACGAGCTGGGGCGGCGCGGCGCGAACGACGGCTTGCCGCCGTCCATGAGCTTCAACTTCTACGGACCCGTCACGAACCCGCAGGAAGTGCGCCGTTCCGCCGCCCAGGCTGGCGCGCATTTGCTGCGCATTTCGGCGGCTGGCAAGCGCGGGGTTTGATCGTGGACTTCGACAACATTGCCTTCCCCGGCGCTATCTCGCTGAACAGCGTCGCCGGTCCGGAGTTTTCGACCGACGTCACGGAAACGGCTGGCGGGTTCGAAAAGCGCAATCAGAACTGGTCCGGCGCACGGCTGCGCTTCAACGTCGCGACGGGCGTCCGCACGGAAGCGGACTATGAAGTGATCCTGAATTTCTTCTATGGGCGTGCCGGTCGTGCCCGCGCCTTCCGTTTCCAAGACTGGTCCGACTTCAAGTCGTGCCCGATCAGCGCCAACCCCTTGCACGACGATCAGGTTTTGGGCGTCGGCGACGGCGCAAACCAGTTCTTCCAGCTTCAGAAATCCTATGTTTCCGGGCCTGTCACCTATGTCCGGAAGATCACCCGCCCCGTCGTCGGGACGGTGAAGATCGGGCTGGGCGGGATCAATCAGCCGGGCGGCTGGATCGTCAATCACGACACGGGCCTGATCACCTTCACGACGCCGCCCGCGCCGGGGATCGCCGTGTCGGCGGGCTTCGAATTCGACGTGCCCGCGCGCTTCGACATTGACCGGCTGGAACCTGTCCATCTGTTCCGGGGCGCGGTCGAACTTCCCGAACTGCCAATCGTGGAAATCCGGGAATGAGCCGCTTCGTTCGCTATCCCAAGCCTGGCGCGACCGGCACGATCCGCCGGTTCGAACCGGCCTATTGGACCGTCGATTTTCCGATTGCCATGATGGCGACCGTCGTCACGACGGGTCCGAATTCGCTGCGCATGAAGGCGCTGTTCCGCACTAACCGCGACCTTATGGGGCTGATCTGGGAAGTCGAAGACCGCGACGATCATGGTGCCTATGCCTATCCGCGACGGAAGGACTATCGCGGGTGCGTGCTGGAATTTGACTGGGCGTCGTCGGGCATTCGCCCCATGGACCGGCTTCAGTCCGTGACGCTGACTGTCGAGACATTCAGCAGCGGCACGCACTTCATTCGCATCTGGAATTACAAGACGTCCGGCACGCCGGACAATTGCCATGTCCGGATCGTCTTCGACGAAACAACGCTTTCCGGCTTCTTCGCGGACACGAACGTCCCCTGGGGGGACGTGAAGCGCATGTTCATTTCGCTTCAGCCGCTGGCGGCTGGGCGGGGGAACTGTTCGCTTGCCGCCCCGGCGGCGCCGGGTGCGTCGTCGATCACGCTGAACGTCGGCGACGGCGGACCGATCACGCCGGGGGCGAAGGTCTTCATTCTGGGTTCCAGCTTCGACGTGCCCGCCTACACGGTGACGTCCACGACGGCCGGCGCGGTCCAGACAGTTTCGATCACCCCGCCGATCAGCACGACGGGCGGCTTCAGCATCGCCGCCGGGGCGGAAGCCTTCGTCCAGACGGCGACGGACGAACAGATCGGCGAAAGCCCTGCCCAAGTGGACATTTCGAATATCAGCGTCACCGGGCCGAACAGCACGCTTCCCATGTTGACGACGCCGCAACCGGCGCACGCGCTTCGCATGACGGACGGGTTCGACAACGCCTACCCCTTCAGCCCGGAACGGCTGGTCGAACAGGTTCACGCGCTGGGGTATCGGGGGCCGTATGTCCTCTATATGGGGATCAGCAAGTTCCATTCGCTTTCGTGGAACGCGGGCGAAGCGCGCTATGTCGTCGATCCGGCGAAGCCCAAGCTGAACGCGCCGACGGTGCAATGGCTGGAAGAATTCTTCGCCCGCCTTCACGCGAAGGGCTTCACGATCATCATTTCCGTGTCGTTCGAAATCCTTGCCCAGTTCATGCCGACGCCATGGAAACAGCGCGACGCGCTGGGCAATGAAGCGCAAACCGGCTGGGAACCGCCGTCGTCCCTGATCGCCCCGACGAACACGGACGGGCTGGTCTATCTTCGCGACGTCTTTCTAGAGGCGCTGGAACTTCTTCCGGCTGGTGCCGCGAAACATTTCCAGATCGGCGAACCGTGGTGGTGGGACGGAAGCTATGGATCGAACGCGCCGCATATCTATGACGCGACGACGGAAGCCGCCTATGTGGCGGCGACCGGACAAGCGGTCCCGACGCCGCGCCTGACTTCGGTCTTCGGACAGCCAGCCCCGGCGCAACTGCCCTATCTGGAATGGTGCCGGGATCAGCTTGGCGTCGCCACCCAATACCTTCTTTCCGCGCTGAAGGGCGTATTTGCCCCGGACCGCGCGCCGGAAATCGACCGCCACTTCCGGGGCGGGGCGGACGGCTGGGACAATCTTCAGGCGGGCGTGATCGAGACAGCCGCCTATTTCGGCGACACGACGGGCACGCCGCAAAGCTATTTGCTGGTCTTCACCCCGCAAATTCTTCGCGGCGACGCGCCTATGCTGCGAACCCTGAACTTCCCGGAAGCCGCTTGGAAATTCCCCGCCTTCGACGTCCTTCAGATCGAAGACTATGACAAGGTTGTCGAAGGGGACTATGCCTTCACGGACCTGACTTGGAAGCTGGCGACGACGGTCCTTCAATATCCGAAGGACCAGATTGATTATTTCGCGGGCTTCAACCTGTTGCCGTCCACGACATGGATCTGGTTCAACACGGACAAGGCGATCTGGCGGGCCTTTCGCGAAGCGCCGAAGGACGTCTATGTCTGGTCGCGCGAACAAGTCATGCGCGACGGCTGGCTGTTCGACGAACAGTCGTGGAAGGTCTATCCCGCCGTCACCCGCCTTGCCCAGTGCTGGCGGATCGAGCGGACCGACGGGGTGACGCAAGCCTTCACGTCGTTTGACAAGCCGCTGATCGTGGACGGGATCACCTATCGCCCGGCGAACAGCTTCAGCGCCTCGCAACTGGCGTCCGACACGGACATGTCCGTCGCCGACGTCGAATTGCTGGGGGCGCTGGACAGCGACGACATTCAGGCGGCGGACCTGTTGGCGGGGGTCTATGATCACGCCGAAGTCGAACTGTTCCTGGTGGACTGGGGCGATCTGTCGCTTCCCCGGACAATCGTCCGGCGCGGCTGGATCGGCACAATCAGCCAGGCGGGGATCGCCTTCCGCGCCGAACTTCGCGGGCTGGGGCAACGCATTCAGCAACCCGTGATTGACAGCTATTCGGCGGAATGCCGGGTCGATCTGTTTTCCGGCAAGTGCGGCGCGAACCGTGCGGCCTTCGCGGTCGCCGCGACCGTCACGGCATTGACCGACGGGGCGCTGGGCGTCGCGTCTGACAATCGGGTCTTCTTCGCGTCGTCGCTGGGACAGCCGCCGGGCTGGTTTGACTATGGGGAAATCTGGTGGACCGGCGGCAACAATGCCGGGCGCAAGACCGAAGTCCGATCCTTCGCGGGCGGGCGCATCGAGCTATGGGAACCCATGGGGCTGGACATTGCCGTCGGCGACACTTTCACGATCCACGCCGGTTGCGACAAGTCTTTCGCGACCTGCAAGGCGAAGTTCAACAATGTGCTGAACTTCCGGGGGGAACCGCACGTCCCCGGCAATGACGCCATGCTTCGCTATCCGGACCCGAAAGCGTGACGGTATCGCGGGACCAGATCGTCGCCGCCGCGCGCGGCTGGCTGGGAACCCCGTTCCACCATCAAGGGCGGGTCAAAGGGGCGGGGGTCGATTGCGCGGGCGTGATCGTGGAAGTCGCCCGCGAACTGGGCGTCGGCGACGTGGACGTTCGCGGCTATGGGCACCGCCCGGACAGCCGGGAACTGGAACAACTTTGCCGCGAACACATGACGCCGGTCGCGCTTCAGGACGCGGCGGCGGGCGACGTCTTGCTGATCATGATCGACAACGCTCCCCAGCACCTGGCGTTCCAGACGGCAATCGGCGGCGAACGGGGAATGCTGCATTCCTACGCCCCTGCCCGGCGTGTCGTCGAACACCGGATTGATCAGCACTGGGCGGACCGGATCGTCGCCGTCTTCGAATTGCCGGGGGTCGAATAGTGGCAACTCTTGTTCTTTCCGCCGTCGGCACGCTGATCGGCGGTCCGCTGGGCGGATCAATCGGCGCGGCGCTGGGGTCGATGATCGACCAGGCGCTGTTCGCGCCGACGTTCAAGTCTGAAGGTCCACGGCTGGGCGATCTGACGGTTCAGGCGTCGTCCTATGGGAACCCGATCCCGCGCATCTTCGGACCGGAAAACCGGATCGCTGGCAATGTGATCTGGTCCACCGGCCTGGTCGAAACGAAGACGACGAAGAAGCAGGGCGGCAAGGGCGGCGGCGCGAAGACCGAAACGACGTCCTATGCCTATCACGTCGATTGCGCCATTGCCCTTTGCCGGGGACCGATTGCGGGGGTGAAGCGCATCTGGGCGGACGGGAAGCTGTTCCGCGACGAAAATGGCGTCCAGAAACAGGCGAGCGCGCTTCGCATCTACACCGGCACGGAAACCCAAATGCCGGACCCGACAATGGAAGCCGCGCTGGGCGCGGGCAATTGCCCGGCGCACCGGGGGCTTGCCAATGTCTTCTTCGACCGGCTGGAGCTGGGGGACTTCGGCAACCGCATTCCGAACTTCACCTTCGAAATTGAGGCGCATTCGTCGGCGACGGTCGCAACCGTGATCGAAGAACTATGCGACGCGGCGAACGTGCCCTTCCTGGACGCGGCGCGGGCCGACTATTTGGACCTTCGCGGCTATAACATTGCGCGCGCGGCGACCATTCGAAGCGTGCTGGACCCCTTGCGCGCGGCCTATTTCTTCGACGCGTCGGAGATCGAAGGCGAATTGCAGTTCTTCCCGTCGGACAGCACGCCGGTCGCCAAGGTGCCCCGCGAAGACCTGGGCGCGCACGAATTCGGAACGGATCGCCCGCCGGACTATGAAGTCACCCGGACCGCCGACATTGAACTTCCGCGCCAGATCATGGTCCAGCACCTGGACCCGTCGCGCGACTATCAGCCGAACAGCCAGCGCGCCCGGCGAAGCGCCACGAACAGCGACGCGGACATATCCGTGGAACTGCCGATCGTGCTTGCCGGGGACGACGCCAAGGCAATCGCCGAACGCATGATGTCCATGCAATGGATCGGGCGGGACGGGTTCACCTATCAGCTTCCGATTGACTATCTTCACGTCGAACCGGGACACAAGATCGTCGTCGGGCACGACGACGGGAAGGATCGTGTCGTCCGCGTCGCCCGCCGGGAACTTCGCCTTCCGGGTTCCTTGCTGGTCGAATGCAAGACCGACGGCGCGGCGGTGCTTTCGAAGGGGGCGACCGCTGCCCCGGCGCTTGTGCCCACGCAAGCCGTCAACCTTCCCGGTCCGACGACGGCGCACATTCTGGACTTGCCGATCCTTCGCAACGCGGACGACGTGTCGGGCTTCTATGTCGCCGGGGCCGGTGCCTCGCCCGGCTGGCGCGGCGCGGTCTTCTTCCGGTCGCGCGACGGCGGCGTGAACTATGACAGCTTCGCCGATCTGATCGACGGCGCGGTGATCGGCACGACGAACGGCGCGCTGGGCGCGGGAACCCCGGAATTCTGGGACGAAGCGAACAGCGTCACCGTCACCATGCTGAACCCGGCGGACACGCTGGAAAGCGTCACAAGCCTTCAGGTTCTGAACGGCGCGAACGCCGCCGTGATCGGCGGGGAAATCGTCCAGTTCCGCAACGCCACGCTGGTCGCGCCGGGGCAATACCGGCTGGACGGCTTGCTTCGCGGGCGCAAGGGGACCGAAGACCAGATCGCCGGGCACGCGCCGGGCGAACGCTTCGTGCTCTTGACCGGCGGCGGCATCTATCGCCCGGAACTGGAAGCCGGTGAAATCGGGATCGCGCGGTTCTACCGGGCGGCTTCCGTCGGGACGAACGTGTCCGACGCGCCGCCGTTCAGCTTCACGCATTCGGGACGCTGGGCGAAGCCCTATGCCCCGGCGCATGTCCGGGGAACCCGCAACGGCGCGGGCGATCTGGCGCTGGCGTGGATCAGGCGAACCCGGCTGGAAGACCCTTGGGCGGACGGCATTGACGCGCCGCTGGGCGAAGCGACGGAAGCCTATGAAATCGACATTCTGGACGGCGGCGGCGCGGTGAAGCGCACGCTGTCCAGCGCAACGCCGACGGCGATCTATCCGGCGGCGGACCAGATCGCCGACTTCGGAAGCGCCCAGGCTGCAATCCAGGTCCGGGTCTACCAGATCAGCGCCCGCGTCGGGCGCGGCTTGCCAACGGAGAAGACGCTTTGACCGACACGCCGAAGATGGCCCTTCCCTACATCGCCACGGGGCAAGCGCAAAAGGAAGTGACGCACAATGAAGCACTGAACCGGCTGGACGCCATGATCCAGCCCGTCGTCGTGAACAGCACCACGTCCGCGCCGCCGGGATCGCCGACGGACGGACAGGCGTGGATCGTCGCGGCCGGCGCGACCGGGGCATGGGCGGGCAAGGTCGGACAGATCGCCGCATGGTTTGGCGGTTGGCAGTTCTTCACGCCCGCCGACGGCTGGTCCGTCTGGGACGCGGCGCTGGGGCGGCGGATCACGTTCGACGGCACGAACTGGGGCGACGACAAGCCAGCGATCCAGACGCCCACGCTGGGGCTTGGCTGGATCGGCTATGGCGGCGGCTATGGAAGCCCGCGCTACTCGAAGACGCCCGACGGGCGGGTCACGCTTGAAGGGCTTATGCAAGCCGGGACAGACGGGACCGTCTTCACCCTACTTCCGGGCTATCGCCCGGCGGATCGCCTCATGTTCGCTTGCTGGTCCGGCGGCGGTGCCTACCGGGTGGACGTGGACCCGAACGGCGCGGTGATCGTGACGGGATCGAACGCGGTCTTCAGTTCCCTTTCCGGCATTTCCTACTTTGCGGCTTAGGCGCAATGAACAGAAACAGATCAAGCACTTGGGCGGGGGCAATCAGAATGCTTTCATGGATTGAACCCATTGCCGCGAAATACACATGGATATGGATCGGGCTGACGTTCGGCTTCGCGGCAAAGTATGCCTTGCTGATCAAGCGCGGGGTCAAGGTCCGCCCGATCCTGATCCTTGCCGATTTGCTGTTGCTGCCCATGGTCGCGCTGATCGCCTATTCGGTCGCGCATCAATTCGGCGCGACCGGCGAAGCGGCTGCATTGCTGACAGCGCTGGGAACCGTCGGCGCGGATCGACTGGTCCAGTTCTACATGGACCGCTTCTTCGCCCAGATCGAACGGGCTGAAAAACCGGCGCCGGGTCCAGACGAACCCGGCAACTGATCGCCGCGCCCGGCACGTCGGGCCTTTCCCTGGAGAAACCACCATGTCCTATTCGCTCGGCGCGGCTTCGCGCCGCGAGCTTGCTGGCGTTCACCCGCGCCTTGTCGCCGTCGTGGAACGTGCGATCACCTACACGTCCCAGGACTTCACCGTCTTCGACGGGCTGCGCACGGAAGCCGAACAGCGCGAGATTGTCGCGCGCGGGGCTTCGCGGACCATGAATTCCATGCACCGCAAACAGGCGGACGGGTTCGGCCATGCGGTCGATCTGGTCCCGTGGATCAATGGCAAGCCCCGCTGGGAGTGGAAGCCGATCTTCCAGATCACCGTCGCGGTGAAGCGCGCGGCGGACGAACTGGGCGTCCGGCTTCGCTGGGGCGGCGTCTGGGACCGCGCGCTGGCGGACCTTCCCGGCGACGCGGCTGGGATCGAACAGGCCGTGAATGCCTATGTTTCCCGCCGCCGCGCCATGGGCAAGACCGCCTTCATTGACGGTCCGCACTTCGAACTTGCCCGATAGGAGCGCGGCGCGATGCAATGGATCACGGGGCTGTCCAAGCTGGGCAAGGCAATCGCGGCGCTGATCGTGCTGGCGCTGGCGATCTGGGCGTTCTTCTTCGTGCGCGGCCTGTTCGTCGGCGATCTGGCGACGAAGGCCAAGCTGGGCACGGAACAGGCCGGGGCGGCGCTGGAAAGCGGCAAGGACGCGGTGAACACCGTCGGCGACGCCCAGCGCCGGGACGAAGCAACCGACAAGAAAGTGGAAGGAACCCAGAATGACGTCAATCGCGCGACTGACGGCGCTGGCGCTGATCGTGCCGGCCGTGACGGCTTGTGTCTCAACTTCGGTATTTGCCCCGACGACTGACTGTTCGGCGCTGGTCCCCGCCGAATGGCGGCAAGGCGTGCCGAACGCCGCCGCGCCTGCCCCGGCGGACAATGATCTGGACCGGCTGAAGGGCTGGATCAATTTCGGGATCGCCCAGACGGGACAGCTCGAAAAGGCGAACAGCCGGACCGGCGACGCCATGGGCATTGTCGAACGCTGCGAAGCCCGCGACCGCGCGGCGGTCCGGCGGTCCCGTCCGAAGTTCCTGGGGCTGTTCTGACAGCCGCCATTCTCCCTTGCCTTATGCCGTTTGTTCCTGTTATGTTCTCACAGAACAGAATGCGGCGAAACGGAGACAAAGCCCTTGTTTACTTCCCGGCCATTGCCTAGGGTGCTTCACGGTGCTGCACCTTGCAGCATTGCGGGGGACAATATGGCGTCGAAGAACCGGGTGACGGTGAACTTGTCCGACGACGAAGCCGCCCAGCTTGCGGAACTGGCTGATCGGGAGAGGGTTTCGAAGGCATGGCTGGGACGCCGTGCGATCTGCGATCTGTTGGATCGCACCCGAACCCAGGATCAGGACAAGCCGCTCTCCATTATTTCGGGAGGAAGGGGAAAGCGATGAACAGGCGCGCACTCACGGCAATCGACCTTTTTTGCGGCGCTGGCGGGCTGTCGGAAGGCTTCCGGCAAGCCGGGTTCCATGTCCTTGCCGGACAGGACTTCGACGACGTTGCCGGGCGGACCTTTGCCGCCACGCACAAGGAAGCCACGTTCATCGGCGGGCCGATCCAGCACGTCACCCCGGAACAGCTTCTGGAAGCGGCTGGGATCGCCAAGGGCGAACTGGACGTGATCGTCGGCGGTCCGCCCTGCCAAGGGTATTCCGTCTATAATCACCATCGCGGCGCGCAAGACCCGCGCGCGGGCCTGTTCCGCGAGTATCTGCGGATCGTCGAAGGGATCATGCCCCGCTGGCTTGTCATGGAAAACGTGACCGGGATCACGTCCATTGCCGGGGGCGCTATCGTCCGCCAGATTTTCGAAGAAATCGAAGCGCTGGGCTATCGGGTGGAAATGCGCGTCCTGAAGGCTGAAGAATACGGCGTGCCGCAAGAGCGCCGCCGGGTGTTCTTCATTGCCACGCGGACGGGCGCCCCGATCCTGTTCCCTGAACCGACGCACGGGCCGGGCCTTGAACCCTTCGTCACCGTCTGGGACGCCATTTCGGACCTTCCAGTCCTTCGCAACGGGGACGCGGTGATCCCGCGCGAATATGCTTCCAGCGCGAAGAACGGCTATCAGGCGATCCTTCGCGGCGATTGCCGGACCCTGTTCAATCACGAACCGGGGCGGCTGGCGCGGATCAATGAAGAACGCATGAAGCACATTCCGCCGGGCGGATCGTGGCGGGACATTCCCCGCGACTTGCTTCCGTCCGGAATGCTGAAGGCGAAGCGTAGCGATCACACGAAGCGCTATGGTCGCCCGCGCAAGACGGACCTGTCATGCACCGTCCTGACGAAGTGTGACATTCACTGGGGCGCATACATTCACCCCGTCCAGGACCGATCCTTCACCGTGCGCGAAGCCGCGCGCCTTCAATCCTTCCCGGACTTCTTCGAATTTCAGGGCAGTCGAACCGAACAATATGTCCAGGTCGGCAACGCGGTTCCGCCGTTGCTCGGTCGAAGGGTTGCAGAAACGCTAATCCTCTCCGATACCATGACAATCGCGCCGGGGCGCGCTGTTCATGGACGTGAGGGGGTTGCGGTTGCCGTTTGA